GCGGAGTTTCCCGCTTTCAGTTGAGGAGATAGCGGCACGGGGGTGACTTAGGTCATCACGGATGTCATGCGTGGTCGGGGCATGGCAGCTCACCTCACGGGTGGGCGCATATTCGTGGTCAACGCCACCTTTATGCGCCCAACCGGTAGGTGGGGTCCTTTCGGGGGGTCGCACCATAGCTCACAGGCTGTGCGGTTTCTCGAAAGGGTCAACCTAAGTCCTGGAGAAGGAGTTAAACAGAACTTAGAATAAAACATGGCAGGAGGACGATTAAAGAACATGTTGAGAAATAAAGGCAAGAACCACAAGAAGAAGAATAACAATAATGTGCGCGGCGGCAAAGCCAAAGGGCGCAACACGGTTTCCAAGCCCCTATCTGGAATAACACCAGCTGTACGACTACCGCCACGGCATAGTAGTGTCAGACACGAGGGAGATAAGACGATCGTCACAGGCACGGACTTCATGCACGTGCTCGAGATGAGCGAGACCAGCGACACTCGTAATTTCGCAGGCTCCGTCTTATTCCCCCAATACGTGAACCCCTTTCGCCTCGAGGGGACACGACTGACGCAGATGGCCAATCTGTTCATGCGGTACAAGTTCAGGAAATTTGAAGTGACGTTCATTCCATCTGTTCCCGCGACCGTTGCGGGTCAATTGGTCGTGTGTTTCGACACCGATCCTACATTCGCTCCCCTGGGTGACAATCAGTCCATAATTAGGATCATGATGGCCCACAAGAATGTACAGATGTTCCACGTCTTTCAACGAGCAAGCATCAATCTGCCTAAAACTTCCCGCCCCGATTACTATTGTGATGCTCAGGGGCAAGACATCAGGGTGAACAACCAAGCAGTCCTCTGGGCTGCCGTTGTCTCGCCCGTCGTCACTAGTGAAGGTGAAAGGTGGCGCGGTGCTGCAGGCTCTTTCATGGTCAGTTATGAAGTGGAGTTTATGGGACCACGGATCAACAACCCGACACGTTATACCCAAAACACCACGCTCAAGTTGGCGTTGGTGTCGGGAGACGTGAAATACGGACGGTCGTTCACTATTGAAGGGGGTGCCGCCCCACCGACGCAAACCTCTGTGGTCATTTTTCGGGGACTCGGAGGTGTTGTCGGTTTGGATCGCGGGACACCCTATTATCTCGGAGGGCGCGCGCCTGAAGACCTGCCCCCCGGCAGTAAGCCCGTGTACAACATCTACGGGACACTTGTCGGATCGCAGAGGCGCGACATCTTGGACATCATCGACCTGGACGGAGTCGTGACGGATCTACTCGAATGTTTCTGGTGGCCCATCGGTCCGGAATCTGGTGCTCGCACGGCCGAGACCAATCCGGATGATGTGGTCACCGGGCTCGCCAATGGTTCACAAATTGGAATCGTTGCAGCGAACTTCGAGAACACGAATCCAAAATACCAGGCTGATGAATACCTTGTCAGGGCCTCGGGAGTCGTTCCTCGCGAGGATGACCCCGGACTCGACGGTGCGTCCATGATTTACGAAAACGGGAGTGGTGAAACGATCGCTGTGGAGGAAAATGAGCAGCTTATTTTTCGAAATGTGTCCAGCGAGGTTATCCTCGCGAAGTTCAGTTGGACACCTGCTCAATTTAAACTCATCTTCGGAGTTGACCCTAGCGTCAAACGGTTCATTGGCGTGCTGCTGACAGCCACCGGTTTCCTTGTTCGAGTCCTCACTCTCGCCACCGACGTCGTGCGGATGTCGTTGGCCATTAAACGAGAGTTGAAGGAGTCCACAGAGTTTTTCCTTAGCCGGATCAATCCTCAAGACCCATATTTCAGGAAGGTGCTTGCCGGCACCCACCCTGGTCATCAGATGAGGATTGAACCGCGTTCAGGGGCTGCCTGAGGGCCGCGCAAGCGGAAGATCCACCCCAAAGTGGACTGCAGTGAGGAACTGTCATATAAAAACTGCGCTTCAAAATGGTTAAGAAACGCAGAAACCGCAATAAAGATCTCCCGGACGAATCCGGGCGCTACAGCTCTGGCTATTATGCTAGAGATCAGAAAGACAGGGACGAACCCGTGATTTACACGGACCCACACCAGCTTCATCATGATGTCTCTGACGGAAAGTTTGCTGCAAGCAAGACTGCCGCAGAGATATCAATGGTGAACATGCTAGGCGAAGATCTTGACATGCGCGATCTTCTCAACGACGAGAAGACAAGGAAGAAGAAAGCTTGGCTTGCCAAGAAGCGCGAGATGGAGAACTGGAGCAAGATCAACAAGGCTAAGGAGGAGTTGGAATTTGTTCCAACCGATCCACGTTTGTGGGACGACCTCAAGATAAAGGTCCCTCGCAAGTGTTATAGCATTGTACCCGGTTTCTTCCTTATTAACGCTGACGGTAGGGTCAACCGAGTCCCCGCCAACGTGCGGCCTCCAACCCCTCCAAATCCAGACGGTCCTCGCTACTTGCGCAGGCAACGTCTGAGAGGGGACCCGAAATTGGAGAAGACTCTTAAGAAGCTGGAGGTTACCAATTCTCATCAGATGGCGAACGGGTGGAGTAAGATCGAGGAGGTAGTGGAAGACGGGGACGATGTGAGCAAGGACCTTCACGGGAAGTACTATCGAGTCACATTCCGTGATGTGACCCGCTCACAGATGGCCACCGACTACACAACCTTGCCCAGGCCTACGTTTATAACGTACACTCACGACTCCAGAGGCGACATGGATATGTGCTACCATTGGTCCATTTCCAGAGTCGACCGCAACCGGTTGAAACACGCCTTGAATGGCAACCATAATGACCTCCGTGCGCAAGGGAAGTGTTTCCTTTGCCACAAACCTGGACATATAAAGCGCAACTGCCCCCTGGCTGCTAACGATGAACGTGGTGCTCCGCCTCTCGAAGTTACAAGGTACCCACTTTGTGAAAAAGAGGGATGTGAGGACAAGAACCACTATCATCGGAAGAAAGGCGACGGGAAGTTTAAGGGGGAACTTAACGGTGCCCCCAGGCGCTTCGCCGAGAAGAAGTATCTCGAGCGTTGCCAGGTGGAGGACTGCTTCACAACCAACCCGGGGGCAAAACACTATCACAAGCCCTCGGCCAAGCTTCAGCCACAAGCACCCGAAGAAGTAGATGACCCGACGGTTGATGAAGACCTTCCAACCGTTGACGGTGACATCGAACTTGTGGATTTACGGACAGCAGCGCCGGCCGTACCCATCCCCTTCCGTGTACAAGAGGAGGAGGACGGCGTGACCGAGATTAATGCTTACCTGAAAACCGTCGACGACGCTAAACGCGCGCGCGATGGTGCAGACAAAGGGGCGAGTAGTTCGTCCAGCAGCTCAGGGGGCTCTTCCTCCCCGGAGCTCGCTGATCTCATGGAGATTTTGACGATGAAGCGCAGTTGGTCCGCGCGACCCAACGTCCCAGAGGTTTACCCGTGCAACAGACCACTTTTCATGGACCGGGCACGCCGGCGGTCACTCCCTGAAAGCCTGTATCAAATCGAGCAGAAGCAATTCACCGGATGGCACCCTTCTCAACCCAATCACTTCAAACGAAGTGATCGAAAGAAGAAGCTTGAACCTCTTGTCTTAGCGGATGTCGAGCCACCGATCCTTCAGGTGGCAACAGACACCGCGACTGCACAGGAAGCTGAGACCACATCTCAGAAGACAACGGCTCAGAGCGAAACACCCAGCATTGCTGGAGATCAAATGTTTAGCTTCGTTCCTGAGCCTGTCGACATTTACCAAGCCGAGGACCCGAAGGCCGTTCGGCTCAACCTCCTGGCGCGCCTCTCCATGCGTTTCGGGAATAAGCGGATCGCTTACCGCGGGGTGATTGCTACCAAACACCACCCCGGCTCAGCTAATCACGCGCGTTCGGCGACGACCGCGGAGATCAAGCTGGGGAAGTTGTTGGTGCACGACGGAGGGACGCACGCCGCTGTATTCAGGGACGTGTTCGAGGATATCAAGTACACACACGTGCGTGCAGCACATGTTTGTACGGAGCTATACCTCTTCCTCATCACTGACAAGCACGTGAGTAGTCAACGGATATTTGGCGAAGAGGAGGGGAAGCTGAAACCTTTGGATTTCGTTCGGAATCGTATAAAGGCTAAGGCTAATGATTTTCCTCACACCAAGCATCTGATTGAGCAGTATAACACTGTCTTTCAAGACACCCTCGCGTATGTTTATCAGTACCTCGTGTGCGTGGATCTGCTGGGGAGATACATCGTCACTAAGACGAATACGGCGCCGGATTTTCGGCGCGGGGCACTGTTCCATTGATTGGGTGGTGGGACAGGCCCCTCTACAGGCAAGGCACCCAGCCCTGCACTGTGGAGTCTCTCCTACCCGAGAAGAGAGCCTTCGTTTCGTCCCGAAGGTTCAAATGCATATCCGGTAAGCAATACTGGAAGGACGACCACGTGCAATTTCCCGTGACGCACGATTATACGAACCGACCCAGAGAGAGCCCAGATGGGTTCTATCGCACCGTGTTCGGACCAAGCATTCCGCACACCGGGGTGACATATTGCCGTTGTAATCAGTGTCAAAGCCTGGCGTTGCGGCGAATCACTTGTGTCCGAGCGCCGGCCGTAGAGAATGCTTTCGAGTATGAACTACGGTTCCGCCAAGCACAACGCGACTGGATCGATTCAGTGAGGCACATATTGGTCAAGTGGATATTCGATGGAGACTGCAAAGATTATGTCGATGCGTTCCATGCCATGGTTGACCATGCAGGTGACCCACATCCAAAACGGGAATTGCGCATTCAAGCTCGTGAGGAACTTCTGAACACGATGGGCGCAGCTGACAGGCTGTGGCTCAAGAGGGTCCTCTACAAGCTCAAAACCGAAGAGTTCGGAAAAATTGGCAAGCTCGCCCGGCTCGTTGGAGACCTCGGGACGCCTGCCTCGCTACAGGGATTCAAGGTCACCGAACTCGTGAAGAAGATGATGGCATGCCAACCCATCGAGTGGGAAGGCCTCACGTGCCAAGTCGTCATCGACCCCAAACCTGAGACGCTCATCAATGTCTTTGAGAACTTGATAAATCCACCCGGTCGCGGGTATTTTGTCTTGTACTCGGACGACTCGTGTCTCTCCCTTAGCATCGGTGGGCGTGTTCGCCACTTCAACCTTGACATTGCGTCATGCGACACGTCCCACACAGAGAAGCTTTTTCGTCTGCTATGCGAGATTGTCCCCCCCAACATGCGGGAAGACATGGAAGTGCTGGTCGAGCAGTGCAAGTTGCCTATTGAAGTTCGGGATCAGAACGACAGGAGTCGTAGAGTGATCCTAGAACCTAATGAGGCCACCCTGTACTCTGGTTCCACCTTGACCACCATCATCAACAATCTCGCGAACGTTCTCATTTTCCTTTCCATTGCCACAGCCAACATTCAGACCCCCGACGACGTGCGGATAGCTGCTGCCAGAGCGGGTTATGTTGTCACAGGCACGAGCGAGAGTGACGAATGCGACACCTACCACAAGATTCAGTTCTTGAAGCACTCCCCGGTCTACGATACCCAAGGGAGGCTCAGGGCGTTGAAAAACCCTGGCGTGTTCCTCAGGTCCTTGGGCCACTGCAAGAGAGATCTTCCTGGGAGCGGGAGTATCCTCGAGCGTGCCAAAGACTTCAACTGCGGATACATCCAAGGAAGCTACCCATGCACCAGAATTAACTTCGTCGAAGAGCTACGCGCTAAGTTCGCTAACCGGAATCTTTCCGAGCAAATGAACTGCTTCGTCGAGGATCATCTCCCTTTCCACAAGGCGTCACGCGACGACGAACCGTGGAGTGTGAGTGACGGTGAGTGGGCTCAACGCTACAACCTAGAGAACTGGGAGGTAGAGGAGCTGAACGTCTTTTGCCGCTACGCCGGACTGGAACAAGAGATCGTTTGCACTGCAGTAGACAAGATTCTCAAGGCCGATTACGGACTGTCGGTCTTGGGGTGAACCAAATGATAAGCACGCG